AAGGTAAATTTACCTTACAGTACAATATGTTAGTTATAAACTGTCAAACTAAAGATAAAAGTCTTTTAAAGGTAATAATAATCACATTCGTAAGCAAGATCAACTCTAAAACGCTTATAAATTGTTTAATTTATTATCTGTTGAATGTATTAAACAATATTATGTAAATGCCGTAAACGGTTAAGGGCAAATAGGCTTAGTTTAAGAAGATAATTGAATATGATTATTTTCACATTGTCTTTAATAAGGTTGAAAGAAAAGTTACAAGCTGACTAAATATTTTATTAAGCTAAGCTCTATATGGTGCACTATTCAATAAAAAACTAATCAAATTTTAATAAACAATGTACTCGTTTTTATTTTTAATTTATATTTAGTTGTTGATAATTAAATAATTTTTATAGAATTTTACAATTATTAGGATATATTAGAATAAATATAAAAAATCAAATTTTTTTTCTAATATAAAAAAACTATTTGCGATTTTATAATTTAATTCTTCTATAATATGTAAATATAAAAATTTTTTTAACATAAGCTCTTAATCTGTTTTGCTTAATTACATGCGAGAAAAATATGATAAAACGCGAAAGATACATGTCAGTTATTCGTAACTTTATAGACAAACCTGTAATTAAAGTGTTTACAGGAATGAGAAGATGTGGAAAAAGTTCATTGCTAAAACTTACATATGAAGAAATACTAAAACGCAATAGTGTTGATGAAAAGAACATTCTGTATTTCAACTTTGAATCTTTAGAATATGAATCCTTAAAAGATTACAAAGCTTTATACAAATACATTCGAGAAATAATAGATAAGTCAGCTGGAAAGTTTTATTTTCTCTTTGATGAAATTCAAGAGGTTAATAAATGGCAACTGCTTGTTAACTCTTTAAGGGTAGACTTTGATTGTGATATTTATATTACAGGATCTAATGCAAAACTCCTTTCAGGAGAATTAGCTACTTATTTAGCAGGAAGATATGTTGAAATAAAAGTTTATCCATTAGATTTTAAAGAATATTTGGATTTTGCAAAGCTAAATACTGAAGAAAGAAGTCTGACATTAGAAGATAATTTTCGAAATTATTTAAAATATGGAGGTTTACCTGAAATTCATAATTTACATTTTAAAGAAGATTCAATTTACCAATATTTGGATGCTATCTATAACGCAGTTATTCTTAAAGATGTCAATGAAAGAAGCAATATTAGGAATACTGCTCTTTTAAAAAAGATTGTCAACTTTATTTTTGATAATGTTGGAAATACTTTTTCTGCAAAAACTGTTTCCGACTACCTCAAAAGCCAAAGTAGAAATTTAAGTGTTGAGACCATTTATAATTATCTTCAAATTTTGGAAAATGCTTTTTTGATTCAAAAAGTACCTAGATATGACCTAAAAGGTAAAAAATTTCTTGAAACTTTAGAAAAGTATTATGTAACAGATCTTGGAATTCGAAATTCAATAATAGGCTTTAAAGATAAGGATATATCTGGAATTTTAGAAAATGTAGTTTACTTGGAACTTAAAAGAAGGGACTTCAAAGTTGCCATTGGAAAATTTAACACAACAGAAATTGATTTTATAGCTACAAAAGCAGATCTTAAGTATTACTTCCAAATATGTTACCTTTTAACAGAAGACAATGCCAAAAGAGAGTTTTCACCTCTAGAGAATGTAAAGGACAATTTTGAAAAGACAGTTATTGCAACCAACAAGTTCATAAATTCTCAATTTAACGGAATTTTACAAAAAAATATTATTGACTTTTTATTAGAAAAATAAGGTAAAAATCATTCTATAGAAAATAGCTATTGCTTACTATATCAAATTAGTATTACCTAATACCTACCATAATAATAGATAATGTATGCAAAACAACAAGCAGTTAACTGCAATATTATTATGGGGAAGAATAATGATTCATCTTGAACATATCAGCAAGACATATACAAGAAAAAAAGGAAATCATCAAAGCTGTTGATGATGTATCAATCGATATCAATGCAGGTGAAATCTTCGGTATCATCGGCTTTTCAGGCGCAAGTAAATCCACATTAGTTCGCTGCATCAACCTTTTAGAGTATCCAGATACTGGTGGTAAGGTTACAGTAGATGGAGTTGAACTTACCTCTCTGAACTCTAAACAACTGCGTCGTCAGCGTTGTAACATCGGCATGATTTTCCAGCACTTCAATTTAATGCCATCAAGAACTGTTCTTGAGAATGTTCTGTATCCATTAGCATATAAAGGCATCAAAAAAGGAGATAAGATTAAAAAGACTACAGAGCTTTTGAAGTTAGTTGATCTCTCTGGCAGAATTGATAATTATCCAAGTCAGTTGTCTGGTGGTCAGAAACAGCGTTTGGTTATTGCCTGATCTCTAGCTTTAGATCTTAAAGTTTTACTTTGCGATGAGGCTACCTCAGCTTTAGCTCCTCAGACTACCTACGAAATTATTGAGCTTTTAAAGAAGCTAAACGAAAAGCTAAAATTGACCATCGTTGTAATTACTCACGAGATGGATGTGGTTAAAGATCTGTGCTCAAGCGTTGCTGTAATGGAAAAGGGCAAGGTTGTAGAGCAAGGAGAGATCTTCAATGTATTTTCAAATCCAAAGAGTGACGTTACTACTTGTTTCATGAAGGCAACTTCAAATCTATCAAAGGCAGAGATCTGTTGCTTTATTTGATGCTATGCAAGTTGGTTATTTCTCAAGTTCTCAAAACGCTGGCTTTATCATTGATGTACAACATAGCATCGTAGGTGATCCTAACTTTACCTTAGACGATCAGAAATGGAGATTTAGACTAAATCTATATGTTATAGATAGAATGGTGAAGATCAAAGAAGAGAACAATCTTCAAATCGACTAGAAGCAAGCAGGCATGCACCAAACAGCTCGTGAAAAGGGCAGTTTGAAGTATTTAAATATGCTAGCTGAGTTTCTGGATGTTATTGGTGCAGAGTATCAGTGGTTTGATAAAGATGAAGTAGCTAAAAGATTAGGGGCAGACTTCTATTTCAAGGCACTGTATACACCTGGTACTATCCTTATCAATCCATCTGAGACTGTAAGGGGACTAGCTACTGTTTTACCAAAGAACGTTCATGTTTTTGAGAATTGTCCTGTATTTGAAGTTTTAGAAGGTGAAGTGCCACAGGTAAAACTTACTAATGGCAAAATCATCTCATGAAAACAAGTTATCATCACTGTAAATGCGTTCATTAAGTACTTCGGAGCAAAAGGATCTGAGAACTTAATTGGAATACACAGCTTTGGTGCTCATACAAGAGAGCTTACAGATGAAGAAATAGCTACATTACATGGAGCTAAAACTTGGGGATTGTGTTCTGCACATCCAGCTGGAGAAACTTTACGTTACACCACAACCAAGCGCTTATATGTAAGAACAGATATAACCTTTGCAACTCATATCATTATCGCTCCTGAGCGTCTATATAAATCAATTTATAAGCTTCGCAGAGCCTTTAATAACAGATTCCCTCAGCTATCAAATGTTAACATTGAGTATGTTTACGGTGGCTTTATTCCATTATCAAGAAACACCTTACATTTCTTGCCAATGTAGGTAAGAATGTTTACTCTGGAGCAGCAGGTGACGGTGCAGGAGTAACAAGAGCTTCTATGTGTGGAACTTTCTTAGCAGATTGGGTATGTGGTAGAGATAGTGAAGAACTTCGCTACATGCAACAGTGCGATGCTCCAAGTTACTGTCCACAAGAACCATTTAGAACAGTTGGTGCTACAGCTCGTCTTGTTAGGGAAGATATGCACGCACGAAGCGAGAGCTAAAAGGAAAGAAGCAGTGTATTTATATATGTAATACACAGCTAAATGTATAAAATAATATTACTAAAAGTAATGGTATAATTAACTCGTGCTTTTGAGTAGGAATAAAAATGAACCATTACTTAAACTTATCTAATGACTTATTTGAAATTACATTAAATAGCGATATTTATGTGGATAAATCAGAGATAATCAATTTTTTAAATAAAAGTATACTTACATCTAGAAGGTTTATTTGTTTAAGTAGACCTCGTAGATTTGGTAAATCTGTAACGGCTCAAATGCTCTGTTCCTACTATTCAAAATGTCTAGATAGTTCTTCTCAATTTGAAAATTTAAAAATATCATCTTTTCCAAGCTATAGACAACATTTGAATCAGTATGATGTTATTTTTATAAACATGTCAGATGAATTTGGAAGGGCATCGCATAATGTCAAGTTAATGATTGAATATCTAACAGATTCAATTGTCAAAGAGTTAAAAGAAACTTATAAAAATTGTGAAATTTCTTCACCTGAATTCTTAGATTTATCTCTTCAGGAAGTATATAACTATTCTAAAGTTCCATTTGTCTTTGTAATCGACGAGTGGGATTGGATCATGAGAGAGAAAAAAGAAGATCCTGATAGTCTAAAACAATACTTGGAATGGTTAAAAGCAATTTTTAAAGATAAACCATATGTCGCATTGTCATATATGACAGGTATATTGCCAATTAAAAAGTATGGAACTCAGAGTGCATTGAATATGTTTAAAGAATATTCAATGATAGCTCCTAGAAATTTTGCGCCATTCATCGGCTTCACTGAAGAAGAAGTAAACAATATTTGTACAAAACATGATGTAGATTTTAATCAAATGAAAACTTGGTACGACGGTTATTCATTTAAAACAATTCCTCATATCTACAATCCAAATTCAGTTGTTCAATCAATAGAAGACGGTGAATTTACAAGTTATTGGACAAATACAGAAAGCTTTGAAAGCCTTCAAGAATATATTGATATGAACATGGAAGGCTTAAAAGACGACATTGTAAAGTTAATTGCAGGCGAAGATGTTGTTGTGAATGTAGCCAAATTCCAAAATGATATGGTTACATTTAAGACCAAGAACGATGTATTAACTCTGCTCATTCATTTAGGATACCTCGCAATAAAACCAGATTCAGATATCAGAGTAGACAACATTTCTAAATTTGCAGTTCATATTCCAAATGAAGAAATCAAAATGGAGTTTAGAAATATCGTTGAAGATAATGAAAAATACTCTGGAGTCTACAATCTTATAAGCAAGTCATATGACCTGTTAAATGATATCTGGTCATTAAACTCTGATGCTGTAGCTAAAGTCTTTGATGAAGCTCATCAAGACCATACCTCAATTCTAACTTACAATGACGAGAACTCATTGTCATGTGTAATCTCATTATCACTAGTTTTAAGTACTACTGATACCTATAACGCAGTACGAGACTTATCTACAGGAAAAGGCTATGCTGATTTAGTGTATCTGCCAAAGCCTGGTGTAAACAAACCAGCTCTTTTAATTGAGTTAAAGTACGATAAGTCATCTCAATCTGCTATTACACAAATTAAAGAGAAGAACTACCTGCAGTTCTTTAAAGACTATAAAGGTGAAGTTCTGTTAGTAGGTATTAACTACTCAAAAGACACTAAAACACATCAGTGTATTATTGAAAAAGTAATGAACAGCTAACCAATCAAATTGCACTTGTTGCTCTAAGGTCGGATAATTTTTTTTATTCTAGATTGTTACAATTTAGAAAAGGTTAGCCGTAACTTCGCATAATTTATATTACGTTAGCGAAATGAATTTTAACTCTATATTAACCAGTATACACATATTTAAAAGAATGTCAACAAATTTATTTAATTTATTTATAGATTGTTTCTTGACAATGTATTAGTTTTATCTTCAATAACTTTTTTGAGAACAGATGCACGATCTAACCTTAAGAAACGTCTGTGAGGCTCAAAAGGGTTACGAAATTCAAAGTCAGTATCGAAATCACCTCTATATCTAGCTTCTAATAAATCATGAATAGTGCAATCTTGAATATATTTTTGCTGATCATCACTAAACTTTGATTTGTAGTATCTAGGTAAAGCTAATTTATGACCTTGTGAATCGATGCAAAAACGTTGATTAAGATAAACACCTGAATTTTGATTAAAGGTATCCAATCCAATTCCTTTTGACATTGAAAGATAAGGCGGTACAAGACCATGATCTAGAAACCATTGGGAAGATAACTCTTGTTTTTTGTCTGTATATCGGGCTACGTAAGCGGCACAAGCGGGTTCAAACATACCGATGTCAGTAAGACCAAAACTCCAAAGACGGTTAAGAGAGTCAGAGTTATAACGCATATGACCACTCGAAGAGAATAAGTTGAATGTTTGATCTGGGAAAATAAAGCCAAAAAGAATAATGTGATGATGAGGCCTAAAGTTAAGACTTCCATACTCACCGCAGTGAAAATATTTAATGCCATTTCCATACTTTTTACGTAACCTCTTAATAAATAAAACAAAGTCCTCTTTAATGAGAGAAGGCGATTTAAGATGATCATCGTCATAGGTAAGAGTAACAAAACTTGAGAAGGGATATTTAAGACTTTCATGCCAACAACGCAACGCCCACATTTTGGCATGGTCTAATCTACATTGAATGCAATGACCGCAAGGCACCTGAATACGTTGATCAACATCAAGTGCCTTTTTAGGATTGAAAACAATAGTTCGTTTACCATTCTCAGTTAATGCAGCACTCCACCAACCAGTTAGCGGAGAAACGCACATTAAATTCGAAAACCACCACGAGTTAAAGCGGGTGCGTAATTAATAGGCGCTGAAAGAGAATGTTTACTAAAGTTAGCTCTGGATGCCTTACGGCTAATTTTTTTTCGTTTCATTTTTGATCTCCTTAATAGCAGAAACAACCAACTTTTTAATGAACCATAATAAAAAGAGTGGAGCAATAAAAAGCATAAAGAAAATAAAAATAGAATAATCTGTCATTTTCGTAAATAACCTCGTGTAGCTTGATTAGTAGATTTGGCAGAATTGAGAGATTCAAACCAATTCTTAACACCATTTATTATAGACGATCCATAACCTTTAATAGCTTGATTAGTAACATAGGGCTTAACATCTTCAAGTAAAGCACCACCAGTACGAAAAAGAGTGTGAGGTCCATATGTGCCAATTTGATGCGTATTAACAGATGCTTGTTGAGCCAAAGCACTATTTAAAGAATTTTGGTAAGCAAGTGAGTTACCCTGTAGGTTCATGAAGTTAATGTGAGCATTAGCCTCTTGTGACTTAGCAAGATTTAACTTTTCCTGAGCACTAAGATTACGATTTTGATAAACGTAATTAGCAATCTGAGAGTTCTGCAAGGCTGTATTGCTATCAACTTGTTTGCTTTGTGTAACAGCATTCATTAAGTTAGTATCAGCATTTTTACCGGCAATAGAAAGTTCTTTATCCTTAAGTTTAGCATTAAGAACATCAGCAAAAACTTGTAGACCTGCTTGCAATTGTTGATAACGAGCTTGTTGACGAGCAGAAACACTAGCAGAGGCAGAATTAGACTGAACAACACTAGAGGAAGTAGCGGGTGCACCATTACCACCAGTAGAAGAAAGAATAGGATTAAGACCAGCAGAACGAAGATCAGCGACTTCGCGTTGGTGAGCAGTGTTAGCCATATATTCGTCATGTTTCCATTGAGCTTGTGTCATATTAGCATCGTAGAGCATATCATTGTAAGAACGACCATTATTTTTACGAGATAGAACACTAGAACCAATAACAGAACCAACGGCACCAAGAGCCGCACCGGCAAAACCATCGAAAAAACCCATAAAAAACACCTACTAGAAATGATCGATTAAACCAGGAACACCATACAAAGGCATAGGGCGTATGCACTTCAAATCAAAGTAAAAATCACCAATGAAATGAGGTTCATTTTGGACAGCAACAACTCTAGAAATCGGAGGGTTTTCTTCGATAAAGTCAGAGTTCAATTTAGGTAAAGTAGTGAACTTCTGAGACAAATGCCAAACATCTAATGTCTCGGGGTCGGAACTGCGCAATTTACCAGTAATTAGAGAGGGCTTATAACGGTATTCAGCATATCTTTCTTGATAACCAAAAACTTGATCGTCTTGATCGTTGCCTTGTGCAAAGATTTCCTTGTTTAGAACAGCTTGCTCGCCTAAGTGGGCTAAGGCTGGCCAATAGAAGTCAAAGCGAGATTGTCTAGACCACATTCTATTAATACCTTGCTGATAGGTAAGATCAGCACGAACAGACATAAGACCAATAATATAACCGTGTTCAACAAAAGAGTGGTTAAAATCATCATGTGTGTTTGAGATATAACCGAAAGCAGCTAAATTACCTTGAGGAGTTACAGAAGTAGTTGCAGAAGTCTGCTGAACCGGATTGATATTAACAGGTGTAGAACAACCACCAAGATATTCAGGACGTTGTAAGCGAGCATCAGGAGATATTACACCAAAATGAGAGCGTAAGATTTCAGTGTAACGAGTACCACCACGAGCATCACGTTCTAATAGTCTTTGAATTTGGAAAGCTGAACGTAAGTCATTAACATTTACGGAGCTTTGAGTAGTAGAAGTTAATTGTAAATAGCTTGCAAGATTGTTAATTGCATCTTGATTTAAAGATAAACGACCACCAACAGTAGAACCATTAGCAAAGTTACTAGATGAAGAGGAAAGCTGAGGATTTACATAAGATTTATAAGAAGGTGAAGATCCAGGTAAGCTTTCATTAACTTGATAAACTTCAGATTTAAGACCTTTAACACCAGTTAAAGCACCGGAAGTAGAAAGACCCAAGTTGGAAGAATTAGTAAAAGGTAAATAAGGTGAGAGAGAAGATACATCTTTAGCACTAATTTCACCGGCTAAAGGAACAGTAACGGCTGAACCTTTTTGAGGCCATGGCAGACAAGATGTGAAATAGTCGTGTCTTTTTCCACGTTTTAAAAGAGTGTAATTATTAACATTGTCACTATCACCATGTTCTACAGTAACAGAATTTTGTAGATTTTCGTCTCTATACCATTCGTTCCAAATAAGATTATAGGCACGAAGAGGAAGTGAATTAACAGAAAGATTTGCAACACGAGTGGGAAGTCCAAGATAGTCGAAAATGGACTGAGTAGCGAAACCACCAACAGGAGATGTAACTGTAGGTACTAAATAATCTGTGCTGTCTGTAGGGTCACGTTGCTCCCCGTTAAAGTTAGTCCAGTGATCCCAGAGTAAGCGGTTAGGAACAAAAAAGAACTGCATATCTAAGAACATATTATCCATGACAGGAACGATAGGAGTGGATAAACGAGCTAGAACAGAAGTTTTTAGCTTGAAAGTGTCACCAGGGAGAACTTCGTCACAGAAAAATGGAATTAAAAGACCTTCGTTGAATGTAGTCTTATATCCAAAAGAACGGTCAAAAGAAGAACGCTCGATATTAGTCTTAGGGATCATACTAAAAGCATGTTTCATTACAGATTTCATATAAGTATATTTCCTATACGTATTTATCTAAAAAATTCAAAAATAACCTCGAAAAGTAGCATTCTTAAGCGAGGTGTCGATCCGCACATATATAACAAGAAAGGTATGTGCGGTTAACTCTGAACTGGAGAGCTAGATTCATTGACAACTGGTTGCTTTTCAGAAACAAATGTCTTGTCAGCGTTAGTAGGATTATTTTGCTCCAATAACTGGGCACGCTGACGCTTAAACTCTAGATAAGAATCTTTGTTCCAAACACCGAGCTCACCTAATTCATCAATGCGATTAGGATCAGATATAGCACCAATAAAAGTGTTGAGATCATCACCAAACTTACGACGGACATCAGACGGTAAATTAGAGAACTGGTCGTTAAGGAACGCAATTTTATTCTGCGCAGTTTGGAAGTCGTCAAGGTTAGAAAAGTCGCCATAAGTGCCTTGATCTTGAGGCATAAGCAACGAGGGGTCAACACCAAGTGCATGAGCTTGAACAGAGAATTTAGCAAGGATATTGTTAATGTCACAGCTTTCTTTAAATTCTTGCTGAGTGAGTGAGGGCTTAGAACTGTCTGCAATAGGACTTTTAGGCGGAGCATAGCGAGTGAAAAATTCAACCATTTTTTTTTAGACACCATAGAAATAAAAACCGTCAAAAACAAAATAACCATTAAAAGAAGGAGAAAAATATAGACCTTCGCAAGGGACATCAGAATCTAAATTGATCCTGAAAATCCTACATAAAATTAGATCATTCGGTACGCTTATCACGAGACTTAGACCACTGACTAGCTTCAAAGTAAGATAACAAATCATCAATGCCACGAGAAACATCAGAATCAAAAACTTTAATGACACCAGTATCAAGAACTTCACCAAGGACAATAGCGCGGTAGTCTTTAGGACACAGGAGAACAGGATCTTCTAAATTACCAGTATTAAGTGAACGAATATTTGAAGAGCCGTAAAACACTGTCAGCTCATTCCATAAAGAAGTAAGAGTTGTATTAGCAATAAAAGATTTAACTAGCACATTGTGAGCTGTATCTTTAATGACAACAATATAATTTGTCTTATAAGAATTAGAATAGTCTTGAGTAATGGACATAATATTAAATTTCCTTTTAAGTTGATGAAAAATATAGAGAAAAAAAATCAACTTCGCATAATTTATATTATGTTAAATTCTATAATTATAACCAATAACCATCAGTATTTACTCATGATTATTGGAATATGCTTGAATATGTTTTGAAATAAAGATCTGTAAATTTACTTAAGTGCTTCTACTTTTACTCTGCAGTATTTATTAGAAAAAGCAATTGCATAAGCATAGACGTGGTCGATTGAGCTGTCTTTTATATAACTTTCAGCGTATTTCTTTTCTTTAATCTGTTCTAATGCTACTTTCTGAGAGTTTAGTAGTTCATCTGTACTAGTACAGGATTTAATTTCAATAACTACAGCTGTTTTGCCTGGATCATCTTTAAAAGCAAAATCCAGATATCCTAAACCAGCTTCTGCATTTGACCTGTAGTCTGAAATCACATCTTTGCAATTTACGAATATTCCTGATAAAAAGCCCTGATAGAAGTTCTCTGGATTTGATTTTGTAGCAAAGTCTCTTGTTGATACATAAGTTAAGATAACTTCTGAAAGCAAGTCTTCAACTTTCTTTTCATCTCCTTTTAATAAGGATTTTGCAATGTTAACTGCTTTAAAATCAGGTCCTTCTTTTACCATGTCATTAAAACATTCTGTAATATTAGAGTTAAAACACTCTAATATTTCCTTATTTGGTATCTTTACAAGATAGTTATTCTTTGAAGGATTGCCTACTGCTGTTAAATATCCTGTATGCAGTAATAATGAGAAGAAATCGTCAGGATCATGAAGCTTTAAATCGTCATAATTCATAGAATCATTGATTTTTACTTCAATACTCTTTCCATCCACTAAATCCTGAAGACTCTCTCTAATGCTCTTGTTTAGGTAACCTAAATATTCCTGTAAAATCTTAGAAGATGACGTTGCATTCCAATAGTTGCCTGGCTTTATATCAGATTCTGTTCCATTTAATTTATGCTCATAGTTTTCTGCAACGAAGTTGATAACATCCCATGGACAGAACATCTCTTCATTATAGAATCTGTATCCATCATAGTTTTCTTTGACCATCCCCTCATAGTCACTTAGGTTATAGTCTTCTAAGACTTTTTTTGTCTCTTCTTTGTTGAATCCTATGATTGATGTAAATTTAGTCTGTGTATTCAGAACTGTATTTACAACAACATTGTTGACACCTGTAAAAATTGAGTTTTTAGCTACTTTTAAACAGCCTGTCATTACAACTTTCAAAATTGGAGCTGTGTCTTCGTTGTTATTTTTAGGTGTGCTTTTTAGTACTCCTAAAAAAGAACTGATAAGTTCTACCATCTCTTTATGGTATTTACCTGCAGCTGCTTTTGCTAATGGCACATCATATTCATCTATTAACAGAATTACTTGTCTTTTAAAATGTTTATATAAACAAGAACTCAGAAAACTTAATGCTGAAGTAAGGTTATTTTGGTTAAACGGATCTTTTAGGTAGGCATCACTACACAGATTTTTTAAGTCTAATTTATCATCTTCTGAGAGAACTTCGCTTTTTTGAAGAAAACTGAAGGTTCTTGCAAGTTCTTTTACAAGATTAATAAGACCACCTTTTGCAATATCATAATTGATACCTTTAATGTCTTTTAATGAAATAAAAATAACGGGAAATTGTCCCATGTACTTATCTACAAACGCTTTATCTTTCATGATTTCTTTATCTGTAAAGCGTTTTTGCTGAAAAGTAGTATCTGAAGGATTTAGATAGTTTAAGCGAAAGAAATCGGCAAACATGTCCATAAGTAAGGTTTTGCCAAATCTGCGTGGTCTTGTAAATAAAAGAACAGAACTTCCATCCTCAGCAAAAACGGATCTCAGATATAAAGTTTTATCAACATAGTATTTATTTTTGGTAATGATTTCTGAATAGGTATCACCACCTGCTGGTAACAACTTGTATTTCTGGGTATCTGTCATTTCTATCTCTTTGTTTGAATTGGTTATATATAACCAAATTGACCGTCTTCTTAACTTCTACAATCAATTATATATTATCTTTTTAATGTTATCTTCTTGCAGTTTCAAATAATAAAAAAGCAGAACCTCTTTTAAGAGATCCTGCCCTTTTAAATATTTATTAATCAAAATTGCTTGATATTAGAATGCTGGTACAACTGCACCCTTGTATTTGTCAAGGATGAATTTCTTAACCTCAGTTGTCTTCAAAGCTTTTACTAATGCCTGAACACCTTCTGATTTAGCAGTCTTTGAATTAGCAACTACAATATTTACATATGGAGAATCTGACTTTTCAATAAATAAAGCATCTTTTAATGGATTCAAACCGGCATCGATTGCGTAGTTGGTATTGATGATTGAAATATCGGTATCATCTAAAGAACGTGGTAGCTGAGGTGCTTCTAATTCTTTGAAGTTTAAGTTCTTCTTGTTCTCTTTAATATCTAAAGGAGTTGAAGTTACACTCTTTGGATCCTCAAGAGTAATTAAACCAGCTGACTGTAAAAGTAATAAAGCACGACCACCATTGGTTGGATCATTAGGAATTGCAACTGTTGCCTTATCTTTTAGATCCTTTAGGTCTTTGATCTTTCTTGAGTAAACGCCCATTGGTTCAATATGAATACCACCAACGTTTACTAAGTCTGAACCACGCTCCTTAACGAAAGACTCTAAGTATGGTAGATGTTGGAAGAAATTACAATCTAGCTGTCCATCTGCAACTGCTAAATTTGGCTGAACATAATCATTGAATTCTGTAATTTTTAGATCAAAACCTTCTTTTGCAAGAATTGGCTTTACAACTTCAAGGATCTCTACATGTGGAACTGGAGTAGCGCCAATAGTAATAGTTTCGTTTGCCTGAGCTGTGAATGATACTGATGCTGCTGTTAATGCAGCAAAACCTAAAAGTGACTTAATCTTATTCATTATATTATTCTCCGTAAAATGATTCTTACAAAATTTGTTTCGTTAGTAATAATATGCCCCTATTACTTTTGAAGATCAACAAGTTAATAATACTATTTTTGAATTAACGCTTATAGCTAACGGCTATAATTACAATAAAAAGGAGAGCTACAACTAGTTCTCCTTTCTGAATTTTTGACATTAAAAATACTATCTATGATCGACTTTCTTGGTTAGGTAATCACCTACAAGCTGGGTTAACTGCACCATCAGAATTAAGATAATAACAGTTAGAACCATAATAGATACTTGGAATCTTTGATAACCGTAGCGAATTGCAATATCACCTAAACCGCCACCACCGATGGTGCCAGCCATTGCTGAACAGCCAATGATTACAATCACAGTTAAAGTAAAATTCTGAATAAGCTCAGGCAGAGCCTCTGGTAATAATACTTTTCTGATGATTCTAAATGGGCTAGCTCCCATTGATTGGGCAGCTTCAATAAGACCATAAGATACTGTTCTTAATGAGGTTTCAACTAGTCTTCCTAAAAAAGGAATAGTCGAAATTGTCAAAGGCACAATTGCAGCAGTTGTACCAATACTTGTTCCTACAAAGAACTTGGTAATAGGAATAATTGCCACCATTAATATAATAAATGGAATTGATCTTAGGGCATTAACAATTGAACCTAACACAGAGTAAAACACTGGTGAATACCAGAAATAACCTTTGGAGGTTACAAGTAAAATTACTCCTAAAGGTACACCAACAATGATTGAGATTGCTGTTGCTAAAAACACCATGTAGAAAGTATCGATAGTACCATCAAACAAAAGTACTGAAATTTTTGCAGCGTAGGATGAAAGACCTAGAGAAGCTAAAAACTCTACCATTTATTTTGCCTCCTTTAGCTGATAGCCTAAAAGCTTAACTCTATATACCCTGTTTTCCAGCTCAGCTTTTGCTTTTTCAATGATGTCTTCACTGCCTTCTATAGCAATAATTAGAACACCTAGAGGTTCATTTTGAATATGATTGATTTGACCTGCCATAATACCAATCTTAACACCAAGTTTTTCAGCAACATCAACGATCACAGGATCTTCAGCTTTATCTCCTAAGAACAAAACTTCAAACCAAGCTTTAGAACCTTCTTTATAAGTATTATTAAGCTTTGTATATTCTAATAGGTCATTCAGATCCTTTCTTACTACGGCACTTACTAATCTCTTTGTTAATTCCTTTTGAGGATTTGCAAAAACGTCAATAGTTTTGCCTATTTCACTTATTAAACCACCGTCAATAACGGCCACCCTGTCACAACACTCTTTAATTACTTCTAACTGATGAGTAATAATTACGATGGTAAGATTGAGCTTCTTTTTAAGATCTTGAAGTAACTTCAGGATTGAGCTTGTTGTCTTCGGATCTAAGGCTGAAGTTGCCTCATCACACAGCAAGATCTTTGGATTTGTTGCTAAAGCTCTTGCAATACCTACTCTCTGTTTCTGACCTCCAGAGAGCTGAGCAGGATAAACATCAGCTTTATCTGCAAGACCAACCATTTCAAGCAATTCTTTAACCTTAGCTTTTATGGTCGTTTTATCGTTTTGTGGATTTAACTCAAGAGGGAAAGCTACGTTTTGAGCTACAGTCATGGATGACAACAGGTTAAATTGCTGGAAGATCATTCCAATCGATTGTCTTACTTTTCTTAACTGAACTTCTTTGTAGTCAGTGATATCTTCACCATCAATAATTACCCTGCCCTCAGTTGGAGTTTCAAGCATATTGATGATTCTAATAAGTGTTGATTTACCTGCACCAGAAAGACCAATCACACCAAAGATTTCACCTTTGTTAATAGTCAGATTGATACCTTTTAATGCATGCAAACAATGATTTTTATCTAGCTGATAAACTTTGTGTATATTCTCTAATTTTATCATTTTGACTAATCCTAGTATGGACTTTATATGTCATATCTCATTGGAGCAGAGAGTGATTTATTATTTTTAGCTTTATTAATAATATTATTGTGCATGATTAAAATGCAACATTGTATTTATAACCTTTTATAGAATCCTATTCTTTAAGTAGAATGAAATAACATTTTTTTATTTTGTTATTTTATATCAAAAAAACATTGAGTAAAAAATGGCTAAAAAATGTGTTCAACTATTACCTCCTGTCATTTCGGAACAACAAGAAGTTTTAAATTACAAAAAAGCGTTAGATCTTGGAGTTGATTTAATTAAAGGAGGAATGCCTTTTAGTAATAGATTGATGCAAAAATTACATAAAGTTTTGATGACGAATGCCCGAGAAACTAACTCAGCCGGCGGAGAATACCGCAAAATTCAAAATTTTATTGGTCCAAATAGTAATATAGAACACGCTGTTTATATTCCAGTGTCTGTTGCAGAAATACCTCAGTATATGGAAAATTTAGAATACTTCATGAATGGAGAGGTTCATTCATCATTCAAAAAAAATACAATGGTTCTGAAGGTGTAGTTCTTGATGAAAAAATAGAACCATTGATAAAAATGGCTATTATGCACGCTCAATTTGAGTCAATACACCCTTTTTGTGATGGTAATGGAAGGTTAGGTCGTATCCTTATTGCATTAATGGCAATGAGTTACGATCTTGTAGATTTTCCAGTTTTTCTTGTTAGTGAAGAATTAGCAAAAGAAAGAGCCAGGTATTATGCATTTATTAAATGGAATAAGAGGAGATAATCCTGATTGGTACCTGTGGATAAAATTTTTTCTTGAATGTTGTGAACGTATGACGTCAAAACTAATAGAGAAGATGAAAAACGCTGAGCAATTAGCTAAAGAATGTCTTTCAAAATGTCGATTAGACACTGAAAAAAAAGTATGGATGTACACTTTTCAAAAACCTTATTGCAAAGTTTCAGATTTCGACTCATCTATCGGTTCAACAATTACAGTTCGAAAAGCGCTCAATTCTTTGTCTGATAAAGGATTGTTATTCGTTGACAAAGAAGTTAAGAGAAATAGAATATACAGAAATTATGATTTGCTTTGAATATTGCAAAACTAAAAGTATATACAAGTTTATGAATATCAAAACAGGCGTTTCTATGATAATTGTATTTGTCTTTCCGATTTGAAATATTTTATTAAAAGTTAAATTTCAAAGTTTTAAGTAAAAAGCACAACAGAAACACTTTAAAATGAATTAGATGATTTATCACAAAAACTATATAATGTTTTGTACAAAGTTGAATTGTCTGATTCATGTTTAGGCTCAGTTAGCCTTATATAAATTAAGTTCAGAAGGAAATCTAATGGCTTTTGGAATCTTTTCTAAAAACAAAAATTATCAGCAAAATGATGACTCTGGTAAGGTAGCATCTCTATTTAAGAAGATCCGTCTTAATGTTAACCAGACATCTGGCAAAACAATCAATAGAGATTTCAATTCTGAACCAAGCTTTGGCCAGGTAAATCAGAATTTTTCATCAATTGATCCTGCTCAACAAAATGCTAATCATAACGTAAATTCTCAAGAACAATTTGCCAGTGCTTTTTCAGACCCAGGCTTTACTAATATTGTTCCTCCACAGAATATACAGCCTCAACAAGAACTACAGTCATCTTTATATGATAATAAGCAAGTTCAAGGTCTATCTCAACCTAAGACTCAAAGTCAGAACGAAGAGACTATTTATGCGGTGGGACCATCAGAGAGAGAATTAAAAAAGCACGATTATTACACCTATAAAGCTAATGAAGCTTATTTAAATGAAGAAGGTCGTGACTCAGGTCATTTATACATTGCTCCAGGTGAACCTTTAAGGCCAAGAAAAACAAAGAAGGAAGTTAAAAAAGAAGAAAAAACACCTGTTCAGACAGACTTGTTCTCTAATAACACTATGGTACAAGGTGACTTATCTGCTCATATGTCAGTTGATGCTCAGGAGAATTCACAGAACTCTGTGTCTTTGAAAAATAATAAGGCTGATGAAAACAATAATATTCATGTAAATTCGCCAACAGAGACAAATACATCTGTAGAAAATAATCTTTCATCTCAGAATTTTGCTGAGCCTTCTTTTGAGAATACTAATACTCAAAATAATCTTGCTGATAACAATCTGAATCAGCAAGCTGCATTTGCAAATAATCAATCACAAAATATTGATAGCAACACAGCACAATCAAGCATTTTTGCCAATGTAAAGAACACTAACCTAAACTTTGATCCACAGATAGCCCAAAGCCAAGAGTCTGGTTTTAATCAGAATGTTCAGACACAGCCAAATATGCAAAATCAGCAGCGAGTACAAAATCAAAGTGTACCTGCTGACAATCAGACTAATGTTAACAATGAAATATCTGCTTTTGTTTATGTTATAGTCTTTATAAGACAGCTTGTAGCATCATTCTTTAACTTTACAAATTTAGGAGCCTTGTTCCCTAAACAATCCTTATCAATTTTAGGACCATCAGCTCCTGCTTTTATGCCACTACCTTATTTTGTAATTGGCTTTGTTACATGTTTACTTGCTATGTTTATGCAATCAGTTTGTCAGAGTGGTTCATTTTGTGCTGCAGTTGCGGCTCTGTTCTTCTTTGCTTTAACTGGTTCAGGAGCTTTCAGAGGAATAGGACATTTATGTACAGCCATTTCCTTAAGAAAGCTAGATACCTATGGCAAAATTTTAGTTACCCTGTTTGTAATTAGCTTATTTGCAAGAGCAATTCAGTATTACACCAAGTATATGGAAATTGATTTCTATTTCTGCTTAGGTTTTGCTGTCGTCTTTATGATAAGTTCCTTTACAGCTACAACTTTAAACTTTGGATCATCAGATGATCCTGTAAGCTCATTTGGAACCTTAGGCTTAAAAGGTTTGATTGCAGATGCTGTTATCTGTTTAACTGTTACTTTTGTTGTTCTTGATTGGCAGATAGCTCTGACCATGTTAGGAATTTGTTTACTCTCAAGAGTACTTATCGGTCAATTTATGTTAGTTAAAGGAATAAAGGCAAGCACAGATATGGTATGTGCTTTGCAGCTTATCACTGCAATTTTGTTAATGCTGGAGATTATCTTTACTAATGGATATTTCACCTTTGTAAATCCTGTTTTATTAGGACAGTAAGTAAGATATTCAGTTCAATTTACATTTGACAATTTGTAATACAAAAAAGCTCTTTTCTCACACTAATGAACTCGAATTTTGTAGAAAAGTATGCCATAAGGAAATGTAAAAAATTAAAAAACCGGTCAAAACAGCAAGGGAAAGGCGATTTAAGACTTTCCCTTTCTTT